GGGCATAAATATATCTATATTAAAACATATTTAAAAGTTGAATACAACCATCATACAATAAGAAGTTTCTAATTCCATTATAATTAAAATTCTTATAACTATCTAAATTTAAAGCAGGAAGCTCAATAGCCCATGCTACTTTAAGTACACGTAATAAACCAGGTAATTGGTTTTCTTTCCATACGAACTCAATATTTTGTAAGGTTTCCTTCCAATAACCAACAAAACAAAAGAAAAAATCGTAGAATTCACGCGAACTACTACCACCAATTAAAAGAAAAGAAAAGATTTTACCCAAACTAATTTCTACTCCCATCTTTTTCTGGTCTATAAATTGTTCACCAAACAATGAACCCGCAAAAAACTCTAACTCAGGTCGATATAAATCTCCATCTTTGATTTGATACCCAATAAACTTTCGTTCATCTCTATGGTATGTGTCAATGCATTTATCAACATGTACCTTCAGACCGAAATATTTAAGTAATAGATTCGAAAACTTAACCAAATCGAAATCGTCAAGTTCACTATAAAAAGCGAAATCATCGCCTAACCATTTTTGATCAACGCAATAATCTATGCATTTCATCATCCTCAAAACCGTTCTGCAAAAGATCATATTAAGGAGGCTGTTATTGATAAGAGTCCAGTATGTTCCAGTTGTTACACCAGCTGACTTCTGAAGAACAATTCCACTAGGCAAACACATTGTTGTATTGATATTGTTGTTCATTACATACTTAAATTCTTCACTATCCTTACCGTTTAGGTATAACTTGCGACGATAAATATTGAATAAATCACGTTGCACAAATTTGCATCCCATTGCATCCCATCCAGAAATATCGGTATTAATGAATCTAAGCCGAGATTCGTTAGATATAAATTTCCTTAGTGCAGGTAAAGTACCTTTACCAGTTAAAATTCTTTCATTAAAGAAAGATTTGCTTTTCAATTGATCGTAAAAAGGTTTAGCAAATCGTATTTCTGATAAAATTGTTTCGGGTGGCACAACCCAAATGTATCTGGTCTTATTTTTGCTTCGCTTACTTAAATGTCCGCGCATAGCATAAATATTGTGTCTATAAATACGAGTCATGTCCTCGGACTTATTTTTGTTGTATTGATACATTATTTCAGGGATCATTTCACCTTTCTTCAGTCTTGCATTACATAAAGCAATAGAAGTAAATCCGCCTGATGTAGCTTTTGGCATTTCATACAATGCTTGCTCAACCGTTAAAGGTTCGCAATGGTCCAAATTAGCTTCAATTTCTTGCAACGTTTCTTCGTAACATTCGTCGAATGTTTTATTTTTAACACGTCGTACAAGTGGTAAGCAGTACTTAAGTAAAGAATAGTACATACGTCCAGGTTTAGGTGTTTTGGTATATTCCTTCAACTCTTTATAAATAGAAGGGTAATAGGTTTGAAGAACTTCCTTAATAAATGGATCTTGATAATGGATCGAAGGGTTCTCGAGTCGGTAAGTGACTTTGCTAACGTTAACGAAACGTATAGCGCCGCTGTTAACTGCTAAAGAAATGAATTCCTCTTCAGTTAATTCAGTGTTTTCGTAATCTGTCAAAGATATAATCCAAGCAAATTCCCAACACGCGCAAAATTGATCTTCTTTGATCGAGTGGAGCAATTTGGTGTTAGTGAGATTGGTTCTCGTTCGCTTGTGAGGGTTAGAGAAAAAACAGTTTTCATTGAGTTCAACATTATTGTAATTCCAAACATGAGGGTTTGTAATTTCAAATGCCATGTTGGGTGAACATGTTTTCAGCCCTAAATTAGCTAATATTTCATTAGCTGTATATTTCATTCTGTCTAAAAAGACGCGACCTAAGTCGTATTAAATAAAATAATTGTAAAATAAAA